TCGTGATTATTTAAAAAAGATTATTTCAGAAGAAATAAAGAAAGCGATAAAAGAAGGAATAGGCGATACTCTATCTAAAGACAATTATGGCAATATAAAATATACAGATCGCGCTTCTAAGGATCTTGATTCTACAGTAAAATATATTGCCTCACAAATTTATGAAAATCCCGAAATTTATAGCTTTTTTAAAAAAATAAAAAATAGAAACGATTATGACGAAAGTATGAAAATAACACAAATGCTTGGATATAATCCTCAAAATTCTGAGCATGTTGCATTAGTAGATGCTGCTATGTTGCATTTGGGAGATGTTTCTCAAGCAGCTTATAGTGATTTTCTAAACAAAGAACCACCAAAATCCATGCCTACCGCAGCGATAACGCCAGAAGAGCCTAAAAATCAAGCTGGATATAGTTGTCTTCCTATTTCAGCCAAAGAAAAGACTGATCTAGAACAGCTTTTAAAGACAAATAAAAAAGCTGATATGTTATATAGAAAACTTATGACGATTAAAAACGCAGTTTTAAAAGGCGAAATAGATCCATTTGAATCAAGTGGTTGGAGTACTATCTATCAAAGATTTTATAGAGAACATAAATTAAAATTTAAAGAGGCATATCTAGTAACTCTTGCAGTATATTGCAAAAATGTAGAAAATTGGCCTGATGGATTAGCAGATGCTGTTACATCTGGGGCAAGTCTAAAAATCAAATAAAATCTTCTTTACTTTCTAAAACATATCTGTTATACTTTATAATATGAAAAAAGATATAGATTATAATCGTATAGCCGCTTTCGAAAGAGCAATATCACAGAAATACGGTGATGAAGCCATACAGAATCCTGCTTCTTATTGGACACCAGAAAAAGAAAAAGAATATCTAAAACAACTAAAAAAAGTAGTTGAGCAAGATAATATTAATAAGGTGCCAACAGAATCAGGATTTTTATTAGATGAAAAACTAGTTAATATTAGCAAGATATCATCTTGTGGTAAGTGTGGTAGCAGAATAACCACTTTGAATGATAAAGTTTACTTTAATAAGCTCAATGTGTGTGAAAAATGTTATGTACTTTACTACGAGGGACGCTAATAGAGGAATAAAAACATGGCGAAGATTTACGATATAGCATTGGCAATATCAAACGTAATGGGTCAAAAGGGATATGATGGCTCAGGCGCACAGATTGGTCTTAAAAGAGAAGAAGGAGATCCCATCCTCGACTCTAGAATAATGGATGGATTTTCAGCTAGAGTTAGTGGCAATCAACTACATATAAACTATCACAGTATGATGACTGCCGCAGATTTCCACAGCAAAAAAGATCCAGCCATGGCTCTAAAACAAAATCTTAAAGATACATTCGACAATATTGAGAAGTTCCTTAAAACAGAAGTTGGCAAACTAAATGTTGGCAAGCTTCGTTTAAAGCAAATAGGAGAAGACGATGCTCTAATCCAATATCTAAATCGTAATCGCTACAACTGCGTAGCAAAAAGAGTTTACGAGATATTAGGTGTAGATGGTGAAGCTCCAAAAAGCGATAAACAAAGACACCACAAGGATGAAGTTCTCAAATCATTTATTAAAGAATACTCTATCCTTAACATGGATAATAGATTAAATAAACTACGAAATGTTTAATGACGTATCAACTGAACAAAACACAGTTAAAGGCAGAACTACTTAAGTGTGGACGAGATCCAGTTTACTTCATTAATAACTATGTGAAAGTAGCCCATCCTATGAAGGGCTTAATACCATTCAACTTATTTCCATTTCAAGAAAAGTGTGTTGATGATTTTAAAGAACATCGTTTTAATATCGTTCTAAAAGCTCGTCAGCTTGGTCTATCAACTACTGTTGCAGGCTATATTACTTGGCTATTATTATTTCATAGAAATAAAAACGTCGTGGTAATGGCGACTAAACTAGCCACTGCCTCTAACTTAGTTAAAAAAGTTAAACTAGCCATGAAATCTGTACCAGATTGGATGGCAATAACTAATATTGTCGTGGATAATAGAAACTCTTTTGAGTTGGATAATGGATCTCAAGTAAAAGCTATTTCAACATCAGGAGATGCTGGTCGTTCTGAAGCTCTATCTCTACTTGTTATTGACGAAGCTGCTATTATTGAAGGGCTAGACCACCTTTGGGCTGGTCTATATCCTACACTATCTACAGGTGGTGATTGTATCATTTTATCAACTCCAAAAGGCGTTGGTAACATGTTTCATAAGTTGTATACTGAAGCAGAACAAGGTATAAACGATTTTAATCCAATAAAACTACCGTGGGATGTACATCCAGAAAGAAATCAAGCTTGGTTTGATAAGGAAATCCGAGCAATGAAGAAAACAGACATTGCTCAAGAGTTACTTTGCAGCTTTAATGCATCTGGTGCTACACTAATCGATGGTGATGACTTACAAGCTATCTTTAAAGAGTGTTCTGAGCCAAGGTATAAGACAGGATACGATAGAAATCTATGGATTTGGGAATCTTTTGATCCAAGCCAATCATACTTTTTAGTAGCAGACCCAGCTAGAGGCGACGGTGCTGACTTTTCTACTATCCAGATCTTTAATACAAGAACAATGAATCAAGCAGCAGAATATCAGGGTAAGCTGCCCATTGATATATTTGCAAGATTGATTTTAGAACACGCTAGAGAGTACGGCAATGCCTTAACAATCGTTGAAAACAACTCGATCGGTCTATCTGTGATAACAAAACTACAAGAAATGGGACACACCAATCTATATTGGAGCGATAGATCCACACATGAGCAGATCGATGGTTTAGTTGCAGAAGAACAAAGCGGAACTGTATGTGGATTCACCAACTCAGTTAAAACAAGACCACTAATCTTAGCAAAACTAGAAGAATTTGTTAGAAATAAAATCATAAAGATTAACTCTAATAGGTTAGCTAATGAGCTAAAAACATTCGTATGGAAAGATGGAAAGGCTCAAGCAATGAGAAGTTATAATGACGACCTAGTTATGGCTACAGCCATAGCTTGTTGGATTAGAGATACCGCTCTTGCTACAAGTACTAGAGAATCAAGATATACACAAGCAATGCTTTCTGCTTTTACATCAAAAAGAACTTCATTGGACACTTCTGTTTTTGGTATGAGAAAAACAGAACAAGCAGTAGTACTTAAAAACAGAAACGAAAAGGTGATAAACTTACCTTTCTTTATAGGTTAAAAAATAAATGGCAGATAACAAAAGAAACCCAAAAAACAATCAATCAGAACTTTTTAAGAAGCTTACTAGGCTTTTCTCTGGTCCTATTATTAACTATAGGCAGCAGAATATTAGAAAAGATAAAAGAAAGCGTCTAGATAAGTATGCTTCTACTTTTAGAACTGCCAGTGGTCAAGATTTTAAAAAGAAAACATATAATCCGTACGACACAATCATGTCTGATGTTATTGCTAACGTCAGTAAAGCTGAAAGATACGCTGATTTTGATCAAATGGAGTTTACACCAGAACTAGCTACTGCACTTGATATTTATGCAGATGAGATCACCTATCACGATGGATTTCAAAGATTACTAAAAATAAACTGTAATAATCAAGAAATCAGAGAAATATTAAGCACGCTTTATTTTGATGTTCTAAACGCAGAGTTCAATCTATTCGGATATGCTAGAAATCTATGTAAATATGGAGATTTCTTTTTGTATCTAGACATAGACGATAGAATCGGCATTAAATCTGTCATTGGCCTACCAACAGAGGAAATCGAACGTCTTGAGGGCGAGGATAAAACAAACCCTAACTATATTCAGTATCAATGGAATAGTGCTGGAATGACTCTAGAGAACTGGCAAGTAGCACACTTCAGAATCCTTGGTAACGACAAGTTTTCACCTTATGGTACTTCAGTTTTAGATCCTGCCCGTCGTATTTGGCGTCAGCTAACCATGATGGAAGACGCAATGATGGCGTACAGAATTGTTAGAGCGCCCGATAGAAGAGCGTTTTATGTCGATGTAGGCGGTGTACCACCAGAAGATGTAGAACAGTTTATGCAAAAGGTGATGACTCAAATGAA